GATGCTGTTGAAGCGTTGATTAAAAATATCTCTGCTGATGTTACAAAAAACAATATTCCCAACTATGCGTATGTCGGAGATGCAATTAAAGCACTTCGTAAATTACCCTTAGGCACATTTGTTGCTTTCCCTGCGGAAATATTAAGAACAGGCTTTAATACCATTCAAAGAGCTGCAAGAGAAATATCTCAAGTAGAAACTAGAGGAATTGGTATGAGAAGAATGGCCGGTGTTCTTGGCACAGGAGCCGCTTTACCTGTAGGGGCAGTCGAATTAGGAAAACAACTATCTCAATTTACCGATGAAGATATGGAAGCACTTCGACGATTCGTTCCTTCATGGTCAGAGAACTCTTTATTAATACCAACAGGAAAAGATAAAAAAACAGGGAAGATTGAATATATGGATTTGTCCTACATCTATCCTTATGACTCTTTACTTAGACCGCTAAGAACAGTTTATAATGAAATGGCTAAAGGCGAAATCACAGATGAGAACATGACTAAACGATTATTAGATGGTGGTATTATTGGTGTATCAGAATTAGTCAAACCTTTCTTATCAGAAGCTATTTACATAGAAGCGATGGCAGATTTAGTTTTAAGAAACGGTAGAACAAGAGAAGACAGACAAGTATTTAGACCTGAAGATCCAATTGGTGAAAAACTTTATAAAGGCACTATGCATGTTCTTGATACTTTTGCTCCCGGTTCTATTGACCAAGCACTTCGTATTGGTCGCTCTCCCTGTAAAGTAGCAGATAAATATGGACAAGTTTATGATTTAGCAGATGAGATTCCAGGTATCTTTGGTTTTAGAAATATTGAAGTTGATCCTGCAAACTCTTTTAAATTTATGGTAGGAGATTTTAACAAAAGAATATCTTCTGCAAGAGCCTCTTTCTTAGGCGACACATTAAAAGGAGGAGCTATTAGTCCTCAAAATATTCTTAATCAATATTTAGGATCAGAGATTCAAAGATACAGAGCATTTGAAGATATGTTTAAAAATATTCAAGCAGCTAAAAGATTAGGTATTAAAGAAGATACACTACTTGAGCAGTTAGATCGTCTTCCTAAAAAGACTCGATTAGCTGTCGAAGATGGACGATATGTTCCTTACACTCCTTCTAAAGAAGTGAGAAACTTATTTTATGAACAGTCACTAAAATTATCAAGAGAGACGGGAGCTCCTTTGATTGACCCGATGGAAGGTGCTTTAGATAAAATTTATGACTATATAGATGCCAATTCCGATAAAAGACTCTTGAGAGATGAATTGAATATTAATTTCACTGTACCAGGAGGCAGTAGTCCTTTTGATTTATTAGGAGAAGTATTTCAATTTGAAGAACCAGTAACACCCGACACTGGTCCAGGATCCGTGGTCACTGGACAAGGGCCGACGGTCCAGGGATCAACTCTTGATCCTATAACAAAGAAAGCTATAGTATCAGATATGGATATCACTGAAATATTAGCGGAAAGACAAGGATAATGGCCCCACCAGGATTAAGAGAGAGCAGAGTAGCAACACCAGTAGGCCCTCCTTCAAAAAGTATTGGTCAAATAGAGCGAGAACTTGATACAGCTCGAGGACGTAGAGAATTTTTTTCTAACAGACCTGATGTTTCCGATGACAGAGCTTTACGTAGAATGAAGCAAGCTGATGAACTTCAGCGATTTAAAAATTTATATACAAAACCCGTCTACACAGATAGTGGAAGTGTTGTTAAAGGGGTAACACAAATGAAACAAGGTGCTCCAAGGAGTCTTGCAGAAGAATCAATGAGATTAGCCAATCAATATGGTCCAACATTTAGGGAGATTGGTAGCGATATTGGGTATGGAATTAAAAGTATTGGTTCTGCTTTAGGAGAAAGAATATCTCAAGGAAGATTTGGTATCATGGGTATTGCTAAAGATCTATACGAACAGTTCACTAATAAAGCAACGCAAGCAAAAGATTTTTTAGGAAATCAAGTCAATAAGTTATCTGACATTGATTTAGAAATTTTAAAAAACAAAGATAAGTACAAACTTACTTCACAAAAACCAGACATACAATTAGTAAATCAGTTAGAATCCAATGCAAAACAAGCAGCAGAGAATAGAGATTTATTTGGTAGTTATTCTACTTTCGGTGGACCATCTATGCCTGGAGAAGTTAAAAGAGAAGAGCTGGGGAGTATCGGACTACCAACAACACAACCAACTGAAGAGGAATTAGACATAATAAGAGGCGCACAGATATCTAATAATTACAGTGGTGGTTTAGGGCAGATTCCTACTTTTTCTAGAACTGCTGAAATGATAGAAAGAAATCCAAATACAGGGACAGAAACTATTGTTGAACAATTTCAAAATCCAAATCCTGGTTTGTTAAATGCTTTAGCAGGGCAAGAGCAAGTAAAAAAATCAGGAGAACAATTTGTTCAAGGACTAAGAGATATAAATTATTTTGAACAAGGCGGTTCGGTTGATAATAAATTAAATGACATTCAAAAAAAGACTAACAATATTTACGGAACTGGTATATTATCTGTCCGATAATATGAGAATATTTATTACGCATTTAAGAAATATAATAAGATCATACTTATATAGAGCAATAAAAAGAAAGGAAAAAGATCCTCATGAAATACATTGGGGAATAGGTGGAAAATGAACACAATAAAAATTACTGATGAACTGAAGGCACGGATTCGTGACCATGAAGGCTGTAGGGATACTGTTTATTTAGATTCTCTAGGAAAAGCTACGATTGGTATTGGACATTTAGTACAGCCACACGAAAGAGATAGATATAAAGAAGGTGTTGTTATATCAGCAGATGATATAGAAGACCTATTTTTAATAGATTTGAATAGAGCTTGTGCAGGAGCAGAGCAATTAATATCAGAAAACTATAAAGGTGATAGAAGACTACCTCAAGAAATTGAGCACGTAATCGTGGAAATGGTTTTTCAATTGGGAAAAACAGGTGTTTCAAAATTTCGTAAGATGTGGAAAGCACTCTCCGATGGAGATCGAAAAGAAGCAGCGGCTCAAATGAAAGACTCCAGGTGGCATTCGCAAACCCCTGTGAGATGCGAAGCCTTAGCTGAAATCGTTGCAAACGCTTAGAGCGTTCTTCTAATAAAATTTGGGAATCGGCCTTCTTGCTTAAATGTCATGTAGGCCGCATACCAATCTTTTTTGTATTCTGCTTGGCAGAAATCTTTAATATCAGCATCTTTATCTTCTTTTATTTTAAAGAAGTTTAGAAAGTGATTCATTGATCTTTTAGTTAAATTAAACATTATTATCTCCTTGTTTTTCGTGGAGAATATAGTGTTATTTTTTCTTTTTAGTTGTGCTTTTTTGAAATACCTGATGTTCTTTTATGGCGTTAAATACCTCTACCTTAGACCAGTGAGCCATATAAGCTTTTTGAATATCGTCTTTAAATACATACAATTGATCAATAGGTAATTCGACAGGAATTGAAATATCTTCACTGGCTCTTTCAATTTCTTGTTTTGTTAAATGTAAATATAACCTACCATCTTGATAAGTTATTCTACTCACTAGATAAAACCTTTTCTAGTCTATCCATATACCATTTTGCTTTTCTAATATCTTCGAGTCCGTTCTTTTCTCGGTGCCTAGCTAGATATTTCCAAACTTGTCCTTTTAAATAACCCACAAATTCATCAGGCGTTAATTGAGATTCCATTGCATCAATGGTTTCAATTGATTTATTTTTGTAGTAGTTAGGATTAATTTTATCCATTATTTTATTTCTCCCCAGTTATCTCCAATCTCTGCATCACACTTGACTGGAACGTGCAGTTCAACAGCAGATTCCATTATCTCTTTAATCTCTTTTACCTGGGTCTCATTGGTTATGGAGACGTTGAGTTCGTCATGTATTTGAATCATAGGAATTACGCCTAGATTTTTCCACAGATCCACCATGGCTTTTTTGGTTTGATCTGCTGCTGAACCTTGTATTAACCTATTCAATGCACGATAGGTTCCTGCTCTTTTCATCTCATTCCATGCCCAAGTTTTCTTGGCATTCTCATAAGACATCATTCTTTTGTCGTAGAAATCTTTGTTTTCCCAAAGTTCAAAACGACATCTTCTTCCGAGCAGTGTATTAATAAATCCATTTTGTTCGGTATACCTTGTGGCTCGAACAATTATGTTGTTTAGAAACTGAACATTATCATTATATTTCTTCTTCAAAGCTTTAGCTTGATCGGGACTAATATCTAAAGAATCAGCTAGCTTGGCTATCCCCATACCATACATAAGGCCTAAACCAATAGTCTTGGCTTCTTTCCTTGAAATACCTGCCATTTCAGCAGTTACTTGGTGAAAGTCCTTACCCTCATGGAAGAACTTAATTAGGGTCTCAGCGCCCTCTAAACCGTGTTTTTGGGCATAGTGTACGAGGAGTCTAGGCTCTTGTTGAGAATAGTCTAGAGATGCCCATTTATGTCCTTCTTCTGGTAAAAATAGAGATCTAATCTTAGGACCAATCGCTTCGTTTCTAGCGGGAACTTGTTGTAAGTTTGGATTATTCATGGACAACCGCCCACTGACCGTTCCCCCATACTCTCCTTTGAGCTGATTAATTTCAGCATGAATACGACCATCGACTTGATGTTTGAGAATAGAATCAATGAAAGTTGTATGTGCTTTATTATATTCTCTAGCGACAGAGATAGATTGAATCAAAGGATTATCACTTTCTCTCATCAAAGTATTACTAATTTTTGCTTGCTTATTCTTTTCAGTCAGTTCGTACTTCTCACCTAACTTATCAAATATTTTTTGTAGAGAAGCAGCAGCGTAGATATCGGAACTACCAATATCAATACCTGTTTCTTTTTTAATATTTTGATAGATCTTTTCTTCTTCTGATTTAAAAAACTTCTTCGTCTTTTCTGCTTTATCTAAATCAACACGTACACCTTTCCAACGCATCTCTAATAATAATCGAAGTAAATCTGTTTCTAAATTAAAGATATCGGTTAGACCTTGCTTTTGAATTTCGACTCGTAAGAACTCCCAAAGTTTTAAGGTTAGTCTTGTATCTTGTTCAGCATAAATACCGGCAATCTCTACAGGAACTAAATGCATCTTTTCAATTGCTTTGAAGCCGTGCTCTTTACCAAAATCTTCTAATAAGTTTCCTTGTTTTCTTTCCCCTAAATAATCTTTGGATAAATTATCTAAGCTATAACTAAATCGATTCTCATCAACCAATGGAGCTGCGATCAAAGTATCGTAGACTTTCGTGACATTGCAGTCGACACCCCAACGTCGAAGCCAACCTAAATCGTAGACAGCGTTGTGACAAATCACAATCGGATCTTCTTTAAATAATTTCACTAACCATTTCTTTACTTCTTCCTCAGAAAAATTACCACCTCGCTCATGGCGAACAGGAAAGTATCCATCAAATCCTTCAAAAGAAATAGCGACACCCACAACAAAACCTTTGTTGGTTGCCCATCCCCCACCTAAATTTTTAATCTCAGGATCATGCGTTTCTAAATCTATGGCTACTTGTTGTATCCCTTTAACATCAGGAAAGCTCGGTCTCGTCCATTCGGGTTTATTATCTTTTTTTAATAAATCCATTTGTTGTTCAAATATCATCTTAATATCTCCTCAAATTCGTAGGGGGAACTAGAAGGAACGATGTATAGATTTTCTTTTGCACGTGTCATACCTACAT